CTCGGCGAATGGTACCTATTCGAACCTTATCACCGATAAGCCAATCGACACTGCAGAAAGCATGGATACCGCGCTCAACAATCTCACCGCGGTGATTGCATCCATCCAATCGGTCAAGCAAGCGGATGGCGTCTCCCCTCGCAATCTCATAGTCAAGGGCATCGCCTGCGGTCCCAAGCTCTACCCCCGCGCCGTACAGCTTTGCAACGCAAAATTCATTGCGCAGTCTACCGCAGGAACTGGCGACGTGGAAGCCGTTGTCGCATCGATGGGGCTCGGACAACCGATCCTCGTCCCCGAGCTCGCCGGGTTCGAATCCGACACTACCTATTTCGTGATCGCCGAGCAAATCGGTGGTGGCGAGATTGGACCGCTGGTTTACGTCGATCGCGAATCCTTCCAGGTCACCTATTTCGGTGGCGCCACGGGCGACTCCGAACTGGGTAGACTGAACGTGATCGAGGCACAGAGCCGCGGCCGTTGCGCAGTTATGCCCGGGCATCCTTTCCTGATCTACAAGTGCAAGGATGGCGCGTAACAAGGTTTCCCCGGGCCAGACGAGCTAGCCTTGTCTGCTTCGTCCCGGGGCCTTTCTTGACCTTCTGTGATTGGAATACGGGACCCATGAGCTACCTATCGACGAACGAATTCAAATTGCGAACCATCATGCCACAGGCAGACGTTGACAATTTGGAAGCGCTCGAGCCGGGGTATCTCACGGCGACAATTGCGGACTGGTCGTCTTGGATCGATGGTAGGTTGCGAAAGCGCTATGCCGTCCCGTTCGTCGCACCCTATCCACCGATCCTCCTTCTCTGGCTAACCAAGCTCGTTACCCGCGACGCGTACGCAAAGCGAGGGTATAACCCGCAATCAGAGATGGATAAAAACGCGATTGTTGAAATGGCTGACAAGGTAGAAGCCGAGGTAAAGGAAGCCGCGGACAGCAAGGATGGGCTTTTCGACCTACCACTGTCAACGTCATCCAATGCCTCAGGCGTGAGCGCAGGGGGCCCGCTGGGCTATTCAGAGCGGTCACCTTACGTATGGCAAACTAACCAACGCGACAACGCAGAGGATTAGACGTGGGCGCTAAGTCACCTACCAGCTACAGCAGGAACGATACCAGTGGTGCTGGAAATGAATCCCTTGCGTCATGGGCGTCTCAGCTGTCTGGATTTGCGGAAGCCGTAGAAAACGACGGTCCGGAAATGGCGCTTGGTATCCTATTGTCGGCAGTACAGGAATCAGCCGATGCTGGTCAGGATCCGGGCAACGGTGGGGCCTGGAAGCCGCGCAAGAAAGACGGTGGCCGCGCGCTAGAAAACGCGTCCAGTGCCATCGTCGGGACCGTATCGGGCAACACATTAGTGTTGCGGATAAGCGACCATTATGCGATTCACCAATATGGCACAACGAAGATCCCGGCGCGGCATATCATCCCATCCGGAGGCCTACCAGATCTGATCGGTAATGCAATTCGTGATGGTTTCATTCAAATGGCCGACGGGTTTTTGACCCGTGAGGGGAGCCATTCGAAGAAAAACAAGTCTGGCAAATGGTATTCAGGCGGATCAGGGTGGACTAAATGAGCTGGAAATCAGGGCTCACCAACCTATTTGATACCGTCAAGGCCGATCTTGATGCCCAGAATTTCGGTTGCGAGGTACGATTCGGCCGTCGCGAGGTACGCAAACAAATAAACCAGGGGCTCGGCATGGCTAACCGAGTCATTTTCGAACCGGGTGACCCCTCCGGCAATGCCGGTGAGTATGCCCCCGCCCGTGAGCCGGGGCGCGCACCTACCCGTCCCCTATTCACATTCAATGAATCAGTGACGATTTGGGTGTGGGCGTTCGATGGGAGGTCGAAGGATGACGAGCGCAAACAGTACGAAGCCGTGCGACAGCTTCATGACATAGTGATTGCGGCTATATACCGGGCCTCCCGCGGCACTTTCAGCATCTCTGCCCCAGCATGGATCGTTGAAAAAAACGAGCGCGTGCTCGGGTGCGAAATGGCGTTCAGCATCATGATCGCCAGCATGGTTCCTGAGGTTGTGTATCAGGTACCAGAACCCGGTGAGGGCGAGCCGCCCTACGAGGCCGGCGCACCATGGGCCACGGGCCACGTTCCTACCATAGAAACAGGTAGGACGCTGGCAGATATCGACGCAGAAGAACAAGCGGAAGCGACGCAAGATTACGAGTTGAAGCTTCCGACACGAACGATTGACTACCCATAAGGGAGAAAAACGAAATGCTACCCAAAATCACCAGCACGATTCTCGATGGAGGGCTTGGCATCCGCCCTGCATCTACCGGGGATCTTCCTTGCGTTGTCGGAACAACCCCGAGCGGCACCGCTGCTACGCCTACGCTGATCAGCACGGTGACCGACCTACTTTCCACGTTCGGGCACTCCGAGACCTCGGAGCTTGCCGCGCGCATTCTCACGCAAACCGGCAAACCGGTAGTGGTAGTTTCCACAGGAACGACCACAGACGGAAGCATCGGCACACTGGATATCACCCATGTTACCGGCACGTGCGACCCCACTGCGACGGCTGCATCGAAGCCAGTCGACAAATACGAAGTGAAGGTCCTGATAACCACGGGTGGGACCAAAGGCACGGCCGGCATCAAATACCGAATCAGCCTTGACAATGGTAGGACCTACGGTCCCATCCTGTCGCTCGGAACTGCCGCAGTGATCGCCGATACCGATAGCGGTGTATCGTTTGATCTGGCAGCTGGCACCCTAGTTGCTGGCGACTACTGGACCGCCCCTACCGTCGCGCCTGCATGGAATACCACGCAGCTTGACGCGGCGCTTGACTCGCTCATAACAACCAGCCTACCATTCGACACGATCGTTGTCGCGGGTCCTGTGGATGGTACCTCGATCGACACGATCTCAACATGGGCCAGCGCTGCATTTACCGCTCAATGTCGCAAGCAAATCCTTTGCAGCTTCCGCATGCCCAATGCAACCGGTGAGACGGATGCCCAATATGTCACCGCGGTGAACACCGCGCTCGGCGCGAAGTCTTCCAAATTTGTCGGCGTCGCAACGGGGTCGGCTTACGTTGTGTCTCCGGTGTCGGCTCGCTCCTACAATCGGTCGGCATTGCATGCCATAGTTGATCGGTTCTTCTCGCTGTACCTCGGACAGGATGCCGCACAGGTAGACCTGGGCCCGCTCACCGGTGTGTCGCTACACGACACCAACGGTGCGCTACAACACCATGATGAGCGCGCAAGTCAAGGGCTTGATGACGAGCGCACGATCTGCCTCCGAACCTTCCAGGGCATGCCTGGTGTGTACGTCAACAACCCAAAAATGCTTCATGCATCAGGGAGTGATTACGTTTACTACCAGTATACGCGGTGCATGAATGCGGCGATCGATACGGTAGAACCTGTACTGACTCAACGGCTCTCGAAGCCAGTTGTCGTGAACACGAAGACCGGGAAGATCCGCGAAGAAGACGCCCAGGACATCGAATCGGTTTGCAACTCTGCGCTTCGCGATGCGCTTATGAGCATTCCCAGCGTAAGCTCGGTGACCTTCGTGCTTTCCAGGCAGGACAACATCATTTCGACCGGCATCTTGCACTATACCGTGCGCATCGTTCCCATGGGCTACACCAAAGAGTTCATCGGTGAGTTTTCGTTCGTCAACCCCGCTGTTAGATCGGCGTGAGAAGGAAGGTAGATTATGTCTGACCAACTAATGATCAACGGCGTGCAATGCAGCTGGAACGACACGCAGTTCAAGCTCGGTGGTGTGCCCTACTCTGGCATCACCAGCATCAGCTACAGCCACAAACTTGAGCCAGTAATGGCATACGGCATGGGTAAGAGCAAGGGCCCACGTGGTAGAACCATGGGCAAATACACGGCCGACAACATGAAGATCGCGTGCTTCGTGGATACGGCAAACGAGATTCGAAAACAACTCGCTGCACTGTCGGCGAACAGTAAGGCTTTCGGCGCCGTGGAGGTGCCGGCAACGCTTCAATTCGTCCCCAGTGGGCAAGACCCTCAGACGGTAGAGTTCGAGCGTTGTAGGCTCGTTTCTGTATCGCAGTCGGCCGAAGAGTCGAGCGACCCCACGAAGACGGAATTGGAGTTCTCGATCTTCCGAATCCGTGAGAACGGTCTTACCCTTTTCGATTCGACTGACGAAGCATAAAGCAAAATTGCTCAATAAACCTGGACACTTTATTGAGCAACCATGGTTGAAAGGACGGCATAGCATGGCATGGACAAGAGCAGAAAGAGACGCAGCGAAAGCGAAGCTCGAGGCTGATAAGGCGGACCGCGAAGAGAAGGAGGAAAATATCCTTCTCGATCTCGAGGAAAAGCATGGCCTCGAAGGTGACAAACTCGCGGTATGCAGGACTGACAAGGGGATGGTAGTTATGACCATGCCTCTTGCGGTGGTGTGGAAGCGATTTGCATCGCTCAAGGAAATCAAACCCGAAGACGTTGATCGCTTCGTTCGCCCTTGCGTCATCTACCCATCGAAGGAAGAATTCAACGCACTGGTCGACAACCTTCCAGCTTCCCTTATTCAGTGCGGCGATGCGCTGGCTACCCTCGCTGGTGTCAGGCGGGAAAAATAAAAACCCTGTATGCCCAGGCAAAGGAAGACTTGGGCATTGCAGGGGAATGCATCGGATGCTTGCTTAGCTTACCTTCCTATGCCGTTGCTGGTGATGACGATGATATCGCCGCTTGCACCGGGGCCGTTCTTATTGCGGAGGCTTTCAGCGAGCTGAAAATGATCCGTAAGTCGCTCACTTCGAAGGGGTAGTTTTCATGGCAGCCAGCGCAACATTCACCCTAGGTCTACAGCAGAATGTCAGCGGACCTGCGGCGTCAGCTGGTGCTGCCATCCTTGCGCTTGATGCAAAAATGCAGGGTATGAAATCCCGCATGAGTGAGCTCAACGGCGCAATGAAAGACCTCAAGGGTGGAGGTATGGGAGACATTGCAAAAGGAATGTCTCCCGAGATGGATAAGCTGCGCCAGCAAATGGCAGAAGCGCAAAACGAATTCCAGCAACTAGGTGGGAAGAATGCGCTTGCCGGCGCGAAGCTTGAGCTACCGACCATCGACACCGGAGAGGCCGGTGGTCTTACGACCATAGTAACCGGTACCATGGAAGCCAAAGCCGGATTTATGGAAATGGCTACAGCCGCAGGCGTATGGGTAGGTCCTGCAATCTCAGCGGCGAAACAGTATCTAGCGATCGTTGGGATGGTAGCCGGCGCAATGGTAGGTTTGGCGAAGTCTTTCATCGAATTCGGAATCAAAGCCGCGTCATCCTTCCGCGATGCAAAGATCGAACTGGAAGGTATGGTCCTGTTATCTCGACGCGGCGGATCTACCGCCGACGGTATGACAGCCAGCATCATGCGATTTGCCGACGAAACCGGCATGACGGTATCGGAAGTTACCGCGCTGAACAATGAACTGTATGCAGCGGGACTTCGCGGTGGTGCATTGGAAGCCGCCCTCGAAAAGGCAAGCACATTCTCTGCCGCTACGGGCAAATCAGCGAGTGAGTTCCTCGCGCTAGGTGGATCGGTAGGTATGCTCAACGGAAAGATGGCCGCGTTTGCCGAGCTTGCGAAACGCCGCATGCTGGGTATGGACAAGCAGGTAGCCAAATTCAAGGACAATCTCAGCAAACTTTTCTCAAAGATCAATATCAACCCCTTCTTGGAAGGTCTGAAGGAAGTTTTGGATCTGTTCTCTGAGAACACACGCACCGGGAAAGAGCTCGCTGCACTGTGCGAAATCATGTTCTCCCCATTGCTGGCAGTTGCGAAGCCGCTCGGAACCTTCCTAAAGAACATGTTCCGCGGCGCTTTGCTTGCGGCAATGCTTCTGACGGCTGGCCTTTTGATGCTCGCCGTTGCAATCAAAAAAGTCATTCCACCATCCGTTTTGGCCCAATTCAAGAGCCTAGGCAAAGGATGGAATATGGTGAAAGTGGCCGCCATAGCGGGCGCCGCCGTGTTTGGCGTTGCACTTGTGTCCGTCATCGCCCTAGCTGCTGGGATGGCATTGCTCGCCATTGGTGCTGGCGCCCTAGCGGTTGTGATAGGGATTGGGCTAGCAGGCGCACTGGCTCTTTGCATGATACCAGTGGCCCTCCTGGGCCTGGCATTCGTGGTGCTCGCCGCGATGGTAATCCTACCAATCGTTGCGGTTGGGTTGGTCATCTACGCATTCTTCCGTCTAGGTGAAATGATAGGGGAAGGTATCAGCGGAGCACTAGATGCTGTCAGCGGCTTCGCTGAGGGAGCGATGGGCTTCCTATCGATGCTCGGCCCCATGGCTGTAAGCGCAGCAGGATCCCTCATAGACGGCCTCATCAACGGCATCACCAGCGGAGCAAGCGCCGTCATGGGTGCGGTAGGTAACCTTGCAAGCGGCATCACCAGTGGCCTGAAAGGCGCGCTCGGGATTGCATCACCTTCCAAAGTCTTCGCTGGACTCGGCGCCAACGTCTCCGAGGGATTCGCCATCGGCATTGATAAGAACGCGCCAATGGCTGAGGAATCGATTGGAAGCATGGCTGGCGGTACAGTGTCAGCCGCAGGTGGCGCGAGCGCGGCAGGGGCCGCTTCTGGCGCAGCATCTGGCAAGGCCGGTGGGAACACCTACAACATCACTATCAGTGGTGTTGCCAATGCGGAAGATCTGAAATCCGAATCGTTCATGGATCGCATTGCCGAGGCATTCGAGCGAGCCGCGGCGAGCGCGGGAATGGAGCCAGCACATGCCTGATTTCCCTACCATCGAACCGTGGGAGCCGCCAGGTAAAACCCCGTCGACCAAAGACGCCGCGGTAACAGGCATTCCAGACCCCATTACGATTGACGCGGCAGTGGTCAACCCATTGTCGATGCCTACCCGCTACGACCATATTCTGCTCAACGGGGAGCAATCCCCGGGGCTGGCGCGGGTCGAGGGAGCAGAGCTTGCCCGCAAGTGGAATGTTCAGCAAGGGCTCGGACTATCTGGGGCCGTGTGCATGTATGGTGGCGACGAGCTGGCCAAATTCACGGTGACGTTACAGCTATGGCTTACCGACCATTTCACGCAACTGTCGCGCTTCCGCAAATTGCTTGACAAGCCACCGGCCGGGCAACGCCCGAAGCCGATGGATATCTACCATCCATACCTCGACGAACTAGGCATCAAAAAGGTCGTCATCGAATCGCACGGTCAGCTAGAACAGAAGGCAGATGGTATGTGGGAAATGCCTATAAAATTCCTTCAATACCGCGCACCCAAGCCGCAAAGTGGGAAGGCTTCCGACCCAAAAAAGCAGCCTGAAGATTCGTTAGATGGTATGCTGAAAGATGCGGGCAACTCAATCAAAACAGGTATGGCGGACCTACTGAAATGAGCGACCCAATTGTCAGCGTCAACGGCATCAAGGTCAGCTACATCGACCTGATCATCCCATACTCTGGTAGGTGGAATGCACACGTCGACCTTATGACCGATGAGGTCCCCACGGGACCGTGCACGTTGACCGTTGGCGACATGACCCTGGCAGGCACATACCAGGGGCAAGGCACGCGCGCATGGCTCGGTGTGGCCAAGGCAACCATTGTCGGCGGTGCCGGCCGTATCGAGGCATCTGTGCGCGGCAAACACTACCACGCCGACAACGGGGTCAAGGCAAAAACGGTAATCACCGACCTATGCCGTGAGGCAGGTGAAACGGTAACGATCAGTCCGTCGACTGGCAACGTAGTGGTAGGAATCGATTTCGCTCGCATTGCATTATCAGCGCGTCACGCGCTCGACTACGTGTGTACGAAGGCCAACAATTCTGTGTGGTGGGTAGACGAGACAGGCATGATCCAGGTCGCGCCAACGCGCCCACATACCGCGATCGATAGCAAGGTCGAGATCCTGTCATACGAGCCGCGTCATGTTTTGGCGACCGTTGAACCTACCATCCAAGCAGACATTATGCCGGGACGCATAGTTAGCGACCGTCTTCCGGCGCCGGTCCTGATTCGCCAGGTACGTATCCAGATGGAAGGGAAAAAACTGTCAACCCAAATCTGGGGAGTAGTCGCATGAGGCTATTCGAGGCAGTTCGAAATATCGTTGCGGGGTTGCTCGAACCTACCCGATACCATGCACTGTACCGCTATCGCGTTGTCGAAATGCAGAACGATCGCGTAGCATTGCAGGCGGTATCATCCGCCGCTCTGTTGCCCGATATGCAGGCCATATCGATGAAGCCAGGGGTCAGCGGGTGCCATGCGAAACTGGCGCTTGGAAGCGTTGTTCTCGTGGCATTCGTTGAAGGTGACCCAGGTCAACCTGTCATCACCCATTTCGATGGGAAGGATGGGTCAGGTTGGAAGCCGGTCGAATTGCAACTGTCAGCAGACAAGATCACCGTTGATTCGAACGACATCACAATCAAAGGCGATTCGCAGTTGTTGGAATCAATAACGCTCGGAAGCGTAACGGGACCGGCAAAGCGCAAGGTAGTTTGCTACGGGGACAATATCGTATTCCCTTCTCCAGGCCCCGGTTTGGTTGTAATGGGAACCGACCCCGTAGCTACACTACGGAAGGTTGACGCCTAATGACTACCGAATACGGATCAGATCTATCCTGTTACGACGACATTACGCAGAATGCGAAGGTGCTGTCGAGCACCGATCCGCTTGTGGTCGTACAAGCCATCTACCGACGGCTTGTAAGCCCTAAGGGTTGCCTGATTACCGACGCGGATTACGGCCTAGGGTTGGTCGAACTGCTCTCTCGCGGCATCACCCGAAGCTCAGCGAGCATCATTCCAGCGCTCATCAAGAGCGAAATAATGAAGGATGACCGCGTTGATTCGTGCGATGTTTCGGCTACGATTTCATCTGATGGTAGCTCGGTTCGATTCAAGGCCTCGCTCACGCTGGACGAAAACACATTCGATCTCGTGCTGGTAGGTTCGTCCGCTGGCGTGATCCTGGAGCAAATCAAATGATAAACATCGACACGCTCATCAACCCAATCACGGCAGATCAAGCGGAAGCGAGCATCATTGCTCGCGCAAAAACCATCGGCCTTGACATTTCCAATTGGAAGAGTGACTCGGTTGTCAGGGTGATCGTGCGAGCTGTCAGCGAGTCGATTGCGCTCCTTTCTACCACGTGCACAACCATCGCTCAGATGTCGATGCTGTCTACGTCTGAGGGGGACTCCCTGACCATCCTAGCGTCGGAGGTCTACGGGTTGGAACGTATCGAGGCGACGGTAGCCAGCGGGACCGTCCTGCTAACCAATTCAGGAGGCGGCATCTATGCCATTGACCCTGGAGATTGCACCATCAAAAATGCCGATGGGGTCACCTACTCCAATCTGGAGGCGATCAACCTAGGAGCATCGTCATCGGTATCAGCCGAGTTTGCCTGCACTCAGGTGGGTTCGGTAGGTACATCCGCCGTAGGCACGATCACCGACATGGTAACGACATTCCTGGGTGTGTCATGCGAGAATACCGACACGTTCATCGGTGCCGATACGGAGACAGACGACGCATTAGAGGCGCGTTGTCGCGCCCAATTTGCTTCGCTATCTACCTATGGTCCGTCAGAAGCATACCTGAATGCCGCGAAGGAAACGACCATTGCAGGCGCAAACATCGGCGTAACCAGGGTCAAGGCGTCGCGCACATCCGCGTTGCATGTGAGGGTGGTTGCGGCGAAAGAATCGGGCGGACTGACCTCGCCCGAGTTGTCCGCGCTCGAGCTACAGCTGGCTGGTGAGACGCCGATCGGTATCATCGTCGACGTTGCCAGCGCCACTACGGTTGCGGTGCCAGTCACCTACCAGGTATGCGTGTCGGAGGCCGGCTCAGCCTACTCCGAATCGACCATCAAAAATGCTATCGCACTTGCTATCGGCGAGTATATGGCACAGGTGGACATCGGAGGGGACCTCCGACCTGGAGAAACAACCGGGTATGTGTTCCGGGATGAATTGCCCGGGGTGATACTGGGTGCTCACCCGCATTTGTTCGGCGTAACCGTATCGGTTCCTGCCGGCAACACATCGCTAACTAGCGAGCAAATCCCAATACTGGGCACCGTAACCGGGACATTGGTGCGCTAATGAAATCACTGCGTCAACTACTGCTAGACCGACTGCCCCCGTG